CCCTCGGGATCGGTGGTGTTATTTTCTACAAGATTTTTCCACAGACCGCTTCCATCACTTCGCATAACCAAAGCACCCAGAGGATAACCGCCGACTGCAGAGGAGAATGCCGAGTTATACGGGAATTGCCCACCAGCTTCCAAATAACGAATAGCTTCTGTTACATCATAAAAGATCCCATTAAAGTCAGCCCCGCGAGGCGGTAGACCACCAGCCAGCTTAGCCACAGTCGTGATTGGGGGGAACCCTAAGTCATAACCAGCCAGACCGGTGCTGTTATCTGCGGATGCCGGTATGTCGTTCTTTGTGCCTGAGTTTGCAAATGGCACCGTAATTTGCGATGGTGTGCTAAGAGACATCTGTTATCGCTCCTGTTTGGATGAATTGGCCTTCATCAAAGCCGTATACGTCATTATACGTGTTTGCCTCGGCAAAGCCAAAGGTGTACTCGGGTATCTCAGACACGAAACACCGAACTCCCGCGGGTCTTGGTAAGATCCCTGATTGAATGATTGCTTTCTGATACCCATTGAGCACGAATGCAAACGTGTATCTAATCGCCATGCCGCCAAGGTCATTCACCCAGCATTTTCCCATTGATGACGTCAGTGTGTTAAGTATCTTATTCAGAGAGAAAACATCAACATCGGATATGTTTGCCATAGCTTTAGCCATAATCAGAACACGAAATGCGTTATCAGCAAGCTTGTATGTGTATGTGTCGTCTGGCCCGTTATAGAAAGGGGATTGATCGAACGGATCCCAGGACTCTGACAAGGTGTTCGCTGTTTCGATACTATATCCAATCGTGTCTGATTTGTAATACGTTATGCCAGTGCTAGAATCCTGGTATGCGTAATCTGTCCACGAGGTTAGCCCATACGGATCTTGAAATGACTGTGGATAGTAGATCTGAACGTCCAAATGTTCTTTTGTCGAAAAACCAAAATAATCCTCAGATTGGACTTCAAGATATCGGCCGTTTTCAATCCAGACAATATTCGCCCAAATATCAAGACCGAAACCTTGCGCTGTTTCGACATTCCACACCATATCGTAGAATGAATTTTGCCACGTAGTTGTGTCGAAATAGGTCGGCAGAAGCTCTATCTGTGACTTTATTGCTGTCGTTTTTCCGTATTGCTTCATACAAGCACCACTGAAATATTGCTATCGCTAATGGTTGGGTATTGATCTATACCCATTGACACGCTATTTAATGTTGCCGTCGATGTACCAACAAGTATGGATATGACGCTCACAGCTTTGCTGATTTGAGCAACGCCGTAATAAAATGTCGATGCGTAAATGTCTCCACTAATTCGAGCGCGATCAGAGCCATCAGTTCCGTTAAAGGTCGCGGTTATGGCTGCCTTTGTTTGCGCGACGATATCTGATGGCAACTTAGTCGAATTCTTAATCTGTACCTCAAACAAGATCGGAGTTGATGTTGGGCGATTAAAATTATATGTGTATGTCGGATATGGGTAGGCTACGTTTCCGCTGTCATCAACAATTGTCACTGTGGTGTTACCAATCGTGCTACAGCCAGATGATTTCTTTGCTGCTATAGCTGCGCCAATTGATGAATCAAGGCCGCCCTCAACGGCGACATAGACGGTATGCGCAGGGATTGAATAACTCGTCGCGCCATACGTAATAGCTGATCCAGTGAAGTTGTCATATACATACACATCAAGAACGTCATCGACATCCCAGATTGCTGAACGAATTGCAGCCGGGCTTCCGTTTGCGTTCTTTGCTACAGATTCTCTCCGGCGAATTTCAAATGCTGATGTAGTTTCAACATCAGAACCAACGGCAGCAACAACCAGGTTTGTTATCGCGTCCCATCCAGAAACCACGACAGCAATAGAGGTTAATTGACCAATACCAAGCGATACAGATCCCTTAGTCTGACAAGCAAAAGAAACCGTAGCTGTTCCGTTTGAGTCGAATGTGAAATCGCCCGAGTTTGCCCAATAATACCCGGCGTCATCTTTTGCAATTGCCGCACCTGCGGATATCGTCACCCCAACAGATCCATTTAACTGAGCCGTAACCGTTGATGCTGTGGCGGGCTTTCTGGTCATAAAGTATATGCGGCCGATAGCTTCCTGCATCCGACCCTCGGCATTCATGGGGTCGACTTGGTTTATATATGATGCTATCGCTGCATTCTGATTGTTGATTGCCTGAGCGATAGATTGCGCCCGGTAATACTGTGGTGTACCGACATCGGTGATATTAAGATTACCACCGAATGAGTCGTTTTCGTCAGCCAATGCGCCATCAAATAGATCGGCTGCATCCGGAATACTGACTCCAGTAGAAGTGATTTCAATCGTAGGGATATTAGACATTGATTGTAGTCCCATCGGTTAATGTTATTTGGAGCTGCCCGGTAGTTTTTCTCGTTGTTTCATCGAAAACAGTGATTGGGGTGCAAGCTGATACGCCTTCAACTTTTTCAGCTTCCTGCTTATACCAGGCATTCAGTTGTGATGATGATGGTTTTTCACCAAGAATGGATGTGTATGGGATGCCGCGACCAACATCGAATGCAGCTTCACCCTGCCATACCATGCAGGCGCACGCTACGTCCTGCACTACAGAGTAAGGGTATGACGCCATAGCGATGTTCCCGGCAGCATCCAACGTTTCATCCCACGTTTCAGGGTCTAAATAAACCGTGTTTCCAGTCATGTCACCCAACCTTTGTCGTCGTGGTTGTTTGTGTCCCGACACTCATCTGCTGATTTGGCACTCCAGTCGTACCACCCGAATCACCCGGGTGTGTATGACCATTAAACAGAGCCACCATTCTCGAATCAACAAGCTCTCGCAGAGTATCGCCTGATGCCCCTATTCTAACAGCTGAACCGTGAACTGTCGCCGTTCCGTTCGCTTCAATGGTTGCTGTCGTGCAATTCGCGATAACAGTGGGAGCCTCAATAGTCACTTTCGTGGGTGAGTGAACAGTGATGCCGTTCGAGTTGAACTGAATATACTGAGTTGGAGCAGCGTTCAGTATTCCGCCGATGTAGACACCATCACTGAAATCATGAGATCTCATTGACGCAGGAGGAGACTTTTTGCGGGCATTCTTGAATTTACTTATGTCACGAGAACAGAAGCAGGCAATACCGAGATCTCCAACTTCCGGATCAATGACTATGGCGTTACTGCCTCCCTGCAGTCTGAAATAGGGTAGATTTGTCAGCGTTCCGTGATCGAGCGGAGTGCCATCCCCACGCACTAAATCAACCTGAGGAATGACATCAACATAACCAACCGGCGACAACCCAGTGTTTCGCACCGCCACAATCTTAACGGGTAGGCAAGTTTGCATCTTCGCCATTTGCTGCTGAATGACAAACATGTTTTTGTTGAATTCTGATTGGGTCGAGTTTAACCCATGAAACCCAAATTGCTCGGTCATATTGGTGCTCATGTTCCAGGCCCTCTTGTGACAAAGCCAATTGGAGCGGCAAAGTAATGAGTAAACCAGCTGCCACCCGGAAGATTCGATGCCAATACATGACTCATGCTAAAAACCCACCAATCACCAGCGGTCGGCTGCGCATCGTCAGTTTCCAGCGTGATAACCTGCCCGAGTCTAATTGCAGGGTCAAATACCGTGGAGAACGTAACGCCTGTAACAACCTTTTGAGGTATGCCAACAAGACCATTTCCAGCATTGAATATGGGCTTACTAACAGTCTTTCTGTTTCCGTTAATTGGCATTATCGCTAGAACTTTTTCGGCTGAACTGATGATGTATTGGAAATTTGCCGCCCGAGATATAGCGTTGAGCTTATCTATTGCGCTTCCGCTCAGGTATTGGTCGGTGACGTAACTGGATACGCCGTTATTTTCAAATGACAGTGACAAAGTGTTGGCTATCTTGCTGACTATCGTCGACACGGCGATAGTGCCCATGTAGTTTTCAGATGACGTAGCTGTAACTCTCGCCGAATAGAATTCGGTTGACTCAATAATCATCGGTACTTCCGGCATTTCATTATATGACGGATAGCATTGATATATAGTCCCGGAAAACAGAGTTGAATAATTACCCTGCTTGTCCGTAGCCTCAAGAGTGACAATGTTCTGATTTACACCAAGAGCATTGTAATTCAACACAAAGCAGCGATTCATTACTTCCCTGGGTACGCCGTAAATCTGAATCCTGGCTCTTGAGTACTCTTGTCCGCCAGCTTGGTCTACTTCTGCTGTGATTCGATATGGTGTATCGAAAGTGACCTTATCTGGATTGCCTTCTTTGTCGAATGTTCCAGAAGATAACTGAATCGTTACCCTTAGATATCTTCGTTGAAAAGTAGTAGCCATCTTGTGCCCCATCCGTCATATGCCGGTGGTTCGTCACCCTGGGTGTCAATTGCGATAATTTCACC